GTGAACACAGATACAAGTTCTGCTTTACCTTCACCGTTAACCCAGAAGCCAATACCATTATCAATTACCTGTGTAAAGTCATTGGCAACAATTGATTTGTTACCACCGTTATGTAAATCTCCATCAACTTTCATACCAATACATCCTGTTCCGAATGTAGATACGTTTTGTACGTAACATGATCTAGTTGTGATCCAAGCCGCCGCATCTGATGGACCTGAACCAGGATTTAATGACACATAAGCACCACCTGTTGGTCTTCTTGTTCCATATTGATTTACAGGACCTAATGTTCCTGTTAGTCCACTTAAAGACATATTTCTAATACCAGTTCCGTTGTTGACTAAAAACATATTGTAACCAGTTTCATAACCTGGTGCTGGTTTAACTTCTGTGCTTCTTAATTCGTCACCTACAAGTGCCACGTCTCTTGGCACTGTGATAGGAAGTATTTCTTGATATAATCCTGTTTTAATAAAAATAGTTGCTGGTGCTCTTGCGGCTAAATCGCCGTTGATGTAATCACAAGCATACTTGATTGTTTTGAATGGTGATGCTAATTGAGTACCTCTAGTGTCTGAATCAACTCCATCTGGCGCAACATAATATACTTTTGGTGTAACATCAAAATCTTCCCAGAAAGGAATGTCGTTTGATCCAACTTTTAAAAGTTGTCCTGGTTGTCCAATTCCTATTCTTAATCTTGTAGAATCTTCGTTTTGTGTTTTAATATCTCCAGGATATTCCAATACGTTTGGAGTATGACCTTGTGCTAATAATACCCAATAAGGACCAACATTTTCTGATTCAAAATCTAACGGTGGTTTAGCATCTGAAGAATTTGCTTCATGTTTTAAAATACATTTATAAAGTGTACCTGCTACTGTGACAACATCTCCTGGGAAATAAGTTGATTCACCTGTAATGTTGTTTAAATCTGTTTCTTTCCAAGGACCTTTGAAAGCATAACCTTCAACAAGTAATTGCCATGGGAATGGACTATCTGTACCTTCATCATACACACTTCTAGTTGATGGATCTACATTCGCATTGTCTTTTACTGCTATGTATAAGTCACCACCTGCTCTTACCACGTCACCTGTCTTATATGGAAAGTCTTCTACAGCATTGTTCACAATATAAGTTGCTTGCCATTCACCTTTGAATGTGTATCCTACAACTTGTAATTCCCATGTGCCTGTTGCGTCTGTAACAGCAGGTTGAACACCAATGTTACTTTGTAGAGCAACGTAAGTGTATCCTCCATAAAGGACAACATCACCTTGTTGGTAGTATTGTGATATACTCCATAGTTGTTCAAATTCTAAACCTGGTACCCATAGGCTGAAATTACTTTCAACCATTTGTGGGTCTACTGCCCAGTGTCCTGTGGTCACTTGCCACATACCTGGAGACCATCTTACTAATTCACCTGCCGCATATCTTTCTCCAACAGTGTAGTCTCCTCTGTATCTAATTCCTGTGAAAACAGTTTCCCATTGTCCACTGTTTGCTTCTAATCCATCGTTGGCATCGTTAGCCGTTCCGTTTACAGAAACAGTTTCAATAGCACCTGCGTTTACAGTGTTAATTACGATTGTAGCATCATTGTCAGGTGTAAGACCACCTAGTTGTGTTCCTAAAACTGTGAATGTTTCTGAAGCAAGATAAGTGTTGCCAGGATTTGTAACTTTAATATTGTATGTTGCTCCAGTTTTAAAAATAAAATATTGGAAACCACTTCCTGATGCACCGTTGTATGTGGTTGTTGGATTTACAAATTTATTTGATTGAGCAGATCTGTGTCCTGTTGTACATCTAAATACTGTTCCACCATAGTACACAATATCATCTGGATAGTATAAAGTGTTTGATGTCCAATCACCTCTAAAGTTATCTGATCTTGAATATTGATCCCAGTATGCCGCATTGAATTGTAATCCATCATCTGCTGAAGCAGATGTGTGTGCTGTGTTACATTTCCAAATTGAACCACCGTAAATTACAGTTTGGTCAACATTGTACAATGTGTTTGGTTGCCAAACAGATTGATAGTCTTCTCCACGAGCAAAGTAAACCCATTTCAGTTCATCGCCTAATACACCGTTGTTGGCATCAGCATTTGAAATATGTCCTTCAATACATTTGTAAATTAAACCACCAACTTTAACCAGTTCACCAATTTTGTAAAAAGTAGAAGGTGCCCAATCGCCGGTCCAACTTTGACCGTCCATCATTTGTACCCATCTTGGAATTGTGTTGTTTAAGTCGTTGTAAAAGTTTGTATCAGAAGTGTGTACTTCAACACAAACAAAAACTTTCGCACCGTATCTTAATACGTCATCTTTTACATAAAGAGTGTTGGCTGACCAATCACCTCTCCATCTAAATCTTATCCTATCTATTCGAAAATCTGCCATTGATTAATTCCTATATGTATTTATTTCCTAACTACTATAAGGTTCCACATATCCTACATATGTGTGAGCCTCGTTAACTTTTAATACTAATTCTCCTTCACTGTTGACGTAGTAAAATAGGTTTCTTCCGTCCCATTTATACTGTTCATACACGAGATTTGGATAAACTTTTCTGTGCTGTTGGTCTCTGCCTTCAAAGAAATCTTCACCTCTACTCCAATTGTTATAATTTTGATCAATATTGCCTGGTCTATTCAACTGAACACCATCTTCTAATCTTAATAGATCGGATTTTACCATGTATAATTCGCCGGCATCTGTTCTACGTAACCCATAGAAATATCTACTATTTGCTAGTGTTTTCTGTAATTCGTCTATGCCTACGCCAAATACCTGTGCCATCTATTAACTCACTATGTTGATTGTGTTACCCATGCCTGAATGGATTGTACATTGATAATACAATGTGCTTGGTGCATCCATTGGCACAGTAAAAGTTTGTGTTCCGTTTTGAGAACCACTTACTCCTGATGTGTATGATGAACCACCATTAGAAACTCTAATCGCAAATGGGTGACTAGAACCAGTGTTGTTCACAAACACATAAGTGTGACCTCTCATCAAATACAGTACAGGGTCATTAGTTGTTGTTGGAAAACCAGGACCACTAAATGTGTAGTCTGATGAACCGTTTGCTCCAATGCTCCATCTCATTGTTGGACCGTTTTGTTTTACCCAACCAGAACCATCATAATACAACACATCACCTTGTGCTGGACTAGAAATTGTTACATCTGATAGATCGTTTAAAGCACTTGCTCCACCACCTGCGTCAGCAATGAATTCTAAGGCTGTACCAGTTGAATTTACTTTAACAAATCTTCCACCTGAACCTGACAGTGTTGAAGGAGTGTCTGCTAAATCTGTGATCGACGTTGGAATAGTTGGCTTGTTGTTCAAGTTGTTGTAGTTTAAGAAGTATGTGCTATCTAAACCATCTAGTGTTCCAGCATCAGCGGCTCCGCCACCTGATGTTGAATCATCTCCAGGTACCCATTTTGTACCATTCCATTTTAGAACTTGTCCTGAACTCGGCGCACTTGTTGTTGTATCAACGTCTGACAATTTGTCAATTGAAAATGCCGCAACAATTTCTAAACCATCGCTTGTGCCGTTAACTTGTAAAAAGCCACCTGCTAGTCCGCTATATGATGCTGGCGTATCTGTTAAGCCAAGGAAATTAGTTGCACCTGAGCCACCGCCACCACCACCTGAAGAAACATCACCTGGTTTCCAAGTTTGTGAACCTGAATCATAAACTAATGCTTGTCCGTTAGTTGGTGTTGCTGTTAAGTCAACATCTGAAAACATTCCGATAGATTTATTCGCATCTGCTAGTTTTACCCAAACACCTGCGTGAGCATAGTAGGAGGCATTCTCACCGTGTACATGGGCAAACATTCCATGATACGTTCCCGCATCTGGTAAATCTGTCAAATTTTGATATAAAAAAGTTATTTTGTTAGCACCTGTGGCTGTGATCAAATTATTATTGACCACTGTCAATGTCGTGCCATTTCCAAGAGCCGTGTACAACTCTTCGAAATTGTTGTTCATTTTTCCACCAGCAGTCCTTAACGAGTCACCTTGACCGTCATTTGGAAGTATACCAGTGTTTATAAGTTGTCGTGTCATTCGTTTATTCCTCCTACTTTATCCTCTATCGAATGTTATTTCGTTACTGTCCATTAAGTAACTTGTTTTATCCATGGTGAATATAGTTGTTTCTCTGATTACAGTTTCGTCAGTTTGTGGATAAGTTATTTCTCCATCACCAACGTTACTGTTTATTCTTACAACTAGTTCTCCTTCTGAATTAATATAATAATTTAGATTAACATCGTCCCATCTAAATTGTTCGTATCTTAAATTTTTAAAAGGTTTATCATGATTAAGATCTCTTCCTTCATAAAAATCATAACCTTGATCAAATTCTTTAAAGTTGTCATCTATGTTTCCTGGATTGTTTATGCTTACAGGATCGTTCGCCGCCAGTTGATCAACTTTACCAATGAATAAAGTTCCTTCGTCTGTTCTTCGTAATCCATAAAAGTATCTGTCTTTGATACCATTTGCTAGATATACTGAAGTATCCTGACCAACTGTATTTGACATCTTATGTTATCTCCACATAACTTAACACACAATCAAGTGAGTCGTTAATATTTGATTTTACATTTAAACTGTTTTGACTTGCTACAATTAATTTTTCTCCTGAGTTTAACACACGTAAACTAGAGTTTGGAGCAATCAAAACATCTTTTACAATAAAACCTGTTACTGAATCTGGTGTTGCTGTCAGTGTTACACTGGCTTCTACTACTGATTCTGTCAAGTTTGCCAAAACCATTCCAATAATTGTTGTGTATGATCCTGGAGATGCTTCGTACACGGGTACAGTAACAGTTCCTATACTTTTTGTTACAGAGTTTCTAAAATTTGTTGCCATATTTTTCCTATCCTAAAAACAGTGCATATTCCACTGCTATTTCTGTTGCGTCAATAATACTTACAGCACCTGACGAACCTGCGATCGATCCCCATTGGTTTCCATCATAAAGTTCAACACGTTGATCAGCGGTGTTGTAACGTATCATCCCTGTTACAGGCACCAGCGGTCTGTCTGCTGTTACTCCCACTGGAAGCACAAATCCGCCAGAATCTGACACATCAATATACCCTTGTCCTGTTGTTCTAAGCACAATCGGAGCAGATATAATATTAGTTATCGCATTTCCCTCAAATTTGTAGTCTTCAATTCTAATGCTACCATTTCCTTGAGCATTTAGTATCAAATCTTGGTCAGTTCCAGTGGTTGTAAGAGTATTTCCACTGATTGTGATGTCATCAACTTGTAATGATGTGACATCAAATCTTGTTGGGTTAACATTTGCTACCAAAACTCCGCCAGCATAAAATCTAAGTGTATCATCGTCTGTGCCTGGTGTTGCTTCAGCAGTGATGTATGTGTCTTTGTCTAGATCATAAACTCCAGATAAAGCCAGCCAGTTTGTTCCATTGTAACCTTCAAAAACTGAATCATCAGTATTGTATCTCATCATTCCTGCTGTTGGTGAACCTGGTCTTTGAGCAGTTGTGCCTGTTGGAATTCTTACAGATCCAGTACCATCAACTCTGAAAACACCAGAAGCAGGATTAACAATAAAGTCTCCTGTATCATTTGTTATTGTGTCACCAGATACTGTAAAGTTTTCAACTCTAACAGATCCAGTACCACTTGCTCTTAATTCTAAGTCAGCATTTGTGTTGTTGGATGTAATTACATTATTTGTAATATTAATACTGTCAATTTGTGCTTGATTGGCAAATATTGTATTCCATCTTTTTGTTGCTGAACCAACATTGTAAGTGTTGTCTTGTGCTGGAATAATATCCGAACCTATGCCTGCTGTTATATTGATTGAATCTGTTGTCTCGTCACCAATAGTTACATTACCACCAATAGTAATGTCACCAGTGATATCTAAATTTCCTGTAATGTTTACATCATCAATAATATTAATTTGATTACTAAAAGAATCTAAATTTAAATCTCCGGAAGTTGTTGTAATTGTATTTCCAGAAATTTGTACATTTCCTGTTTCAACTTTATCACCTGATATTACTGTAACATTTGGTCCCGATGTAAATGTTAATGCTTGATCAACGTCAATGCTTAATGAAGCAGATGTAAAGTTTACTTCTCCTGTTTCTTGATTTACATGGAATTGATCACCAACTCTGAAGTCTCCTTTGTGGTCAACTGATGAATAGTAAACTTTAGCATCATTTGATGTTACAACTTCATTGGCTTGAATAACTGTTGTAGCATCGTTGTCTACTTCATAATCATTTCCAATGTAAGCAAAGTTGTGTGAAATCAAATACATTTTTACACCAACACCGTCACCCACTGCACCAAATGTTCCGTAGATTGATGCTGATGCTATTGATCTAACTTCTGCACCAAAGTCTGTGTAATCAACAAGTGTAAAGTTTGTTGCTGTTGCTCCTGTTGAAAATCTAATATCTTGAATAGGAATATTAGTATCTAAAAATGTAGTTGATAAATTTGGTCCATTAAATCTACTTACTAACACTGTGTCATTGTTTCCTATCGCTTCTGTTGTAGGTGGAGTAAAGTTTCCTGAACGTATTGCTGAACCTTTGTAAATTATAAAGTCATCTATGTTTCCAATAAATCCATTGTTGGCATCATAATTGTTACCCATCACAAGCGGTTTCGCCGCACCTAAATCATTAGCAACAGTAGCCGAACCAACGTTTTGTCCTGCCACATACATTGTCACTGTGTTACTACTTCTTACTAATGAGAAGTGTGTCCAAGTGTTTAAGTTAAAACCTTGACTGCCTATGATAACATCTGCACCGTTCACATAAAGTTTAGGTCCATTGTTTGTCATGTACAACATCAATGAATATTCTATTGATGTGTTATTTCTAAAATCAAATACTGTTGTTGATTGAAGTGTTGTTGGGTATGCCCAAAACTCTATTGTAAAATCTCCTGTGCCAAATCCAAAGTCTGCTGTTGTTCCTATTGATGCACTGTCTCCTACACCATCAAGAAGTAAACTTGATTGTCCAAATTTGTAAACAGATGTATCTAATTTAGCATCACCATTGGCTGTGATTTGTTTTCCTGTTGTTTCTGGTGGCATAGCAAATCCAGTAGACTTACCATCAATAATTATTTTGCCATTGTCAACAGATTCAACTGTGCCAGATGCTAGTTGCGTTACTCCATCTGTGTCATAATAAGATATTACGTGTCCTGCCGCTACAGGTGTGCCTGAAAATCCTGAAACTCTTAATTGTGTTTTGCCATCTTCAGCAAAACCGCTTGTACCATCCACAGCATAGATACTTCTTGCCGCAAAGTATGTGAACGAGTTTAACCATTCAATACGCACACCGTTTGTAAGTGTGATTGCATCTACACCTGGTGTGATAAATGTTGCATTTTGAAACAAACAACCTGCTTCGTTTGATGCTGGCGTTGCCACTGAACCATCTAAAAGAGCACCTTTACCAGCATCAGCAGAACCAAATCCTCTTGGATCCTGTGCTGTGGTGACTGAACCTTGTGTGAGTACTGTTACATTTCTGATGTAAGGCGATCTTTTTATAACTTGGAAACCAGTTGAATCATCTGCACCTGTTGAGTTGAATCTAAAAGCATGTCCGGTGTTTGCTGAACTGTTGTAATAAAAGCCAGTGATAGTTAAATCTTCAATAGTGGTTTCACCGTTTAATATAAAAGCGTCATTTGTATTGGTTAATGCACTTGGTTGAATTTTTACTGCTCTTAGTCCATCTCCTCTTATACTAACTCCTGTAGGAATAGTTAGTGGAAAATCTTCTGTGTATGTTCCTGGATATATGTATACATGGTCTTCAGCAACAGCAACCGATAATGCCTGTTCTATTGTTGCGTAAGGATCATTTTGGTGTGTTCCTGAATTGCTGTCATCACCGTTTGTGGCAACGTATATTACTTTACCTGGACGTGCTGTTAAGTTCAGTCCTTGTACTGTAATGTTACCTGATAGTGTTAAGTTATCCACAGTCAAGTTGTTGGCATATGCTTCATTCCAACGTTTTGATGCTGTACCTAATGAGTATGTGTTGGATTGATCCGGTATAATGTTTGAAGTTATATCAGCATTGATTGTGATTGAATCTGTATCGCTGTCACCAATGGTGATGTTACCGTCCGCTCTAATATTTCCTGTTGCGTGAATATTTCCTTGTACTTCCGTGTTACCTATAATGTCTACAACGCCAGTTCCACTGGTTACGATTTCAAAGTTTTGATTGGTATCTGTGGCTTCTATTCTGTTGTTTCTGATTATAAGATCATCTACGTGAATTTCGTTGTTGTAGACAATGCCATCTACTGCGTTAAAATTTAATTGAGACTGTGTTGTTGAAATTGTGTTGCCAGTTACTGTGATATTTCCTACATCTACTTGTCCAGTAACTTCAGCATTTGTAGTACGTGCTGTTCCAACTACATCTAGTGGATACTGCGGAGTAGCGGTCTTAACACCAATCCTATTGTTATTAACATCAATGTATAACAAGTTTGTCTCGAAAGCCAAATCTGCGCCATTACGCAGTAAGTTGGACTTCAAGAGCTGACCTGATATTCGACCTACAGCCATTGTTTCTCCTTTACAGCACGGGGATCTTGTCCCACCAACCTGATTTTCATCCTACATTGTTCATAGATTCTTCGCCGGTTGTACCACGGTTTGTCCTGCTGAATCTGGTCTGATTCTGCATTAATATTATTTATCGGTATTTCGGTATTATATTGTACAAGGTTAATTTTATACTAGTTTAATATGAGGTTGTACACCACATTGAGATCGTTAGCAATTTCTTCAGTCACTGTCACTGCTTGTACACCAATTGAACTGACCCATCCATCTACCGCACCTGCATACACTTCCAACAGACCATTGTCTGTGTTGAACCATACAGCACCCAATCTCGGTATTGTGGCGTCTCTTTGTACCTGAGTTCCAAAAGGTCCCACATATCCATTCACTGTATCAAACTGTACAGTTCTATTCTGTTTTACACCTAAACCAGTAAAAGTGATATCTGCATCTGTAACGCTGTTTTCAATCACTCCGCCAGATATTGATAGATTAGCAGTGTCCAACACCACTTTACCTGTGCCGTTTGCTGTGAATCCTGCTTGAGCATTTGAGGCACTGCCCACTGAAACTGTTCTGCCATCTATGGCAATTTGATCCTGACTTGAAAAACTGTTAACAATTAAATTTCCAGCACCATCTATTTCACCAATTGCAGAGTTGTCCGCATAAAAAGTAAATTTATTATTGCTTAAATCGATGTAAGTGTCTCTGTCACCATCTTTGATGCCGTTCAGTGCTATTTTACCAGTTGAAAATAATTCAAATTCATTAATTGTGTTATCAAATCTTATAGCATTTCCTTGATTAGGATTTTGTACTGTGGTTCCTGATGGTAGTAAAATATGATTTGTTGTGTCGATAATTGTGCTTGTTGCTCCACCACTGAATGCTATATCTCCTTGTGCCGAAGTAACCGTGGTTTTGAATCCAACCTCTTCTAAATTTACTTTGCCTAATGCATTTGCTCTCAATTCTAATTGAGAGTTTGTGTCTGTGGTTTGTATTGTGTTGTTATGAATATCAATATTATCTAATGTAATTCTTGCTGAATTTGTTGTTTTCCAATTTTTTGTTTGTGAACCGATGTTGCTTTGAGTGTTGTTTGTTGGTAATAAATCTTGTTGAAAATCCATAGCAAAATCAACAGTGTCGCCTGCTTCGTTTCCAAAATTAATACCCGATCCGCCAATTGTAGCATTGCCTGACACATCTACATTAGGCATTAAAACATTGGCATTAAAGTTAACATTGTTAGATCCAACAGCACTCAACGTAAATCCATTATT